GCCACTCAGCCCGCGCTTGGCTTGTCGTGTCAGCGCAGAAACGGCGCCAGAGATTAAGCTCCCGCATCCGCAGCCGCTCGATCTCCTCCTCGCTCATTTTGGCCGTCTCTCTGGGCGCGTGCGCCAAGCCCGATCGGAAATGTCCACCACGCCGTCCGGGCGTTCCACATGCTCGCCGCACCAGGTATGTGGCGAGACGTGAGGAAAGACGGCGAGGGTAACGGTGTATTGAGGCGGGTAGCGATGGCACGTCCCAGCCTCGTGATAAACGCATGATGGGCACGTTTTCATGTCACCTCCGCTCAATAACCAGGCCGATGATGTGAACATAGAAGGCTAGGGTTGCCATGGCTGAGATGCCGACAATGAAGGCGCCCAGGCATGTCCAGTCATGATCTTTCATCCTTGCCCTCCGCTTTCACCGCCTTCAGCGCTTAGTTGTCTAGTGAGCAAGTCACGACTAGCGCTTCTGATACTTGATTGCAGTCAGGCAAAGCTCGTGTGGCGTGTGCTCGCCACCATAAACGGCCTGATATTCGCAGCAATACAGCTCGTATAAAACTCCCAGCCAATCAGCGAGTAGGTCTATTCGAGCAGTCGAGTTTAGGTCACTGAAGTCAGCATTAACGGTTATCTCCCCGTCGATTTCTGGGCCGCTCGTGAGGCGAATAAATGTGCTCATGGGCGGGGGTCCTGTGCTGAAAGGGCGTGCAATGCTTCAACTATCTGAATGCGCTCACCAATCCAGTGCATGACGGGAACCGCCATTGAGTTTCCAAGCGCCTTGTAGCGGGGACCGTCAGCGGCAGGCTTTCCGCGATGGCTGATCAGCGTGTAGTCGTCGGGGAAGCCTTGCAGGCGTTCGCACTCTTTAGGCGTTAGGCGGCGAACGGCAGAACCCTCAGACATCGCCTTGGGATTTTTAGCTTGCAAAGTGTCGGAGATATCGTGCTGCCAGTGAGGCGTGCTCATCTGCGAGCCAAAGGCGATGGCGGGCATAACGCCAGCGTCAACGCCGTGATCCTTGGCGTTAAAACAAATTGGCACGAGCGGCGTACCTCTGCCCGTGCCGTCCTCGCTGGCGTCGAAGCCATCAGCGCGGAGGGCGTGCGCAATCATCGGCGCAACTGGCACAAGGAAACCTTCTCCAGCATCCTGTGCGGTTGTGCCGGGATAAGCGTGCCCGCCAGAGCAAGCCAGCGCGCCAGTTATGTAGGTTTCAAGCGTGTGATCGTGGGCGCTCTGGCTTTGAGCGCGCAACGAATGAGAAATCAGCGTTTCAGTCTCAAAGTCCTGCCGACCCATACCGCCCGCGTTGAGGCAATGCGCTGTGTCGCCCGTGCTTGAAATCAGTCCGCCGTCAAGGTCGAAGTCAATTCCGAGTCCGCCGCCGCCTTCAGTGCGTGCGCTAATTGTGGGGGCAGTTCTTTGCCTCGTTTTCCGGCGCGGCGGAGAATTCCCCGACATGCAATCGCGCTCAAAAAGAACCGCTGCGGCACGTCGCCAGTCTCCAAGATATCCGACAACGAACACACGGCGGCGTCTTTGGGGAACTCCAAAGTACTGAGCGTCAAGAACTCGGTAGGCGAACCCATACCCGAGTTCGACCAGCCCTCCGAGAATGGAACCAAAGTCCCGTCCTTTAGCCGACGACAAGACGCCGGGGACGTTCTCCCAAACCAGCCATTTGGGGCGCAGGCGTTGAGCCAGCTTAAGATACTCAAGCGCCAAGTTGCCACGCCCGTCAGCCAGTCCACCTCTGAGGCCAGCGACTGAGAAAGACTGGCAAGGTGTTCCTCCGACCAGAAGGTCGATTGGATCGTAATCGCTTGCTTGGATCGTCGTGAAGTCGCCATGTAGCGGAACCTTCGGATAATGAGCGGCCAGCACGGCGCGCGGGAATTTGTCAATTTCGCTGAAAAATGACGGGCGCCAGCCGAGGCCGTGCCAAGCGACCGTTGCGGCTTCAATGCCAGAGCAGACGGAGCCGTATTTCATGGGTGCTTCTCCGCCCGCAGCCTCTCCACCTCAGTTTTCAGCCGCTCAACCTCTTTCTGCGAGTGGTGCAGATCCGAGGTGAGCTGATTGATCTTGCGGATGCACTCACCCAATCGGGTGGCCTGCATGCCGATCTGTTTTTTGAGCGTAGGAATGTCGGTCACGTTTAACCAACCTCCATCAATTCAAATTCCAATTGATTGTCGGGAACATTCCAATTTGCTTTACGCCGCTTCATGAGCGCTAAATATTTTTTATAAGCTTCGGATTTTTGTTGCGAGAACCCTAAGCCTTTTCCCCAATAGTCATTACGCAGCAACGTTTTGCAAACCCGGCGCCAACTAGGGGCGCGGCGAGCCGCTTCCAATTCATAGGGCGCTTCGTCTGGTATGCCTTGAGCATAACCACGTTCAATCCACCATTTTTGAAACAACAAAATTTTATTCTGATAATGCTCTTTGGTTTTTGGAGGCATTGAGTTCACAAGCAATTCAGCAAATGATTGCCAAGAATGTTGCGCGGGTTTTGTGATCTGCCGATAACCGTTGATGTTTCCCCATTCTTGAACATACAAAGCGCCTCCGTTTGCGCCATTGACCCGCGCCACAACCCGCGACCAGGTTTCAGGCTCAATAAGGTGAAACAGCCATAAACCGCGACGTTGATCGTCCCCATAAGGCTGACAAATCCTCATATGTCCCATGGGCACACCAGCTTGATGCATAAGGTCATAAAGACGGTTATGGGGCCGGTCTGAATATCGAGCGTGATACGTCCATAAATCGGCGCTCTTCCAATCGTAAATTGGATAAACGTTAAAAACGTTCTCAGTGACCTGAGAAGTATGTCGACGCCCTTTCCAGGTTTCTTTTTGAGACTGCACAAGCGTTCGAAAGCGGTTTAAACTTTCATCCGTGCGAATGCCAACAAAGCAGGCCGTGCGCTCTCCTTGAGAATACCACTGGCCAAATAAAGGGACAAACTCTTCAAACTCCATGCCATTTTTAAAAAACGGATAGAAGTTTTGATCCGAAACAGCCCACTCAGGAAGCGGTCTAATCCATGCGTCTTTAGCTTCTGGGTCCCAACACTTCCAAAACGGCTCATAAACGGAAACCGCATTGCGAAGATGGATAGGCAAACAAACCCAATGCAAATCAATCAAATCAGCATAAAGATCCACGCATCGCTTGGCGTGTTCAATGGTCAAGCGGTATTGACCTTCAAGATCAACTAGCAACAAACCAAATTTCCGATTGCGCTTGCGCGCTTCATCGGCAACCAAATGAAGCATTACCGTGCTGTCTTTGCCGGCGCTAAAAGACAAATAAACTCGCGGAAATTCGTCAAACGTCCAAGCTATGCGCTCGCGCGCAGCGGTTAAAACGTCAATAAGCAACGGATCTTTTAGGGCCATAAATCACCTAAAATAAAAACAGAGTTTCAGAAACGCTTTCAGGTTCGGCGTGCATGTGATCCCACTTCGCCAAAACAATTCCAGCCACTCGATTAGCTTCGTTTTGTTGATCAACCGTTAACGTATGCCAAGCCGCACGAGTTGCTTCTTCCGGGCAACCCCTAGCAACGCAGCAACCAGCATGCCCTAACCAGGCAATGCGGTTGATATTTTCGGCGCTTAAATTGTGTTCGCACGATCGAGGCCATTCAATTAAAGCCCGCGCCATTGCCTCCTGAAACGCTTCTGAATTAGCCATAAGGTCAGCGGCCAACTCTTTAAACGAACGGCGCTCATCGCCGCTGGTGATGCGCCACAAGCCGCAATGGTATTCTTCAAGGTCTGAATAATGATGATAAACGCGTTTCATCCTAGCGCTTCCTCATCCTCAAACGACATGACTTCGCCGTGGTTTAGGTCAACGTTAGTTCCAGGTTGCCAAGCTTGCGAAAAATCCCGATCTGCAAACATTTCAGCCAAACCGGTAATTTGGGTGAGCCGCAAAACTTCATCTGGGTCCATGCCTAATTCACGGCCAATTTTTTCGTCAGACCAATTACGGCGCTTCAGATCAATGACAATCTCGGACATTGCGTCCACACGATGCTTGCCGCGTGCTCGATTGTGGCGAATGGTTGCGGCCATGCGATCGCCGCGATCTTCTTGAGAAGATCGAATTTGGACAACAGGCAAGAAACCTTGAACGCGCTGGCGAACATCGCTGCATTCTTTGCCAACTCGATTACGGTGAAACCCGTCAACGACAACGTGGGTATGATCATCGGCGTGCGTAACAATCGGTTGCGTATAACCGTCAGCCATAATGCTTAATCGCAGCAAGTTCATTTCAGGAGGCGCAACGCTATTCGGGTTGTAATCGTTAGCCTGCACTGTGTCCGCTGCAACCCATTTAACAAAATCAACGGGTTCGGACGCAAAAGGAGACAGATTATGCAACGTTTCGCGCAAGGCATTAAGCGATGCAACTTTGTCAGCCAGAGGCAACGGATTAAGAAAATCGGCTAAAGCAATTTGCAATTTATCAAGGGTCATTAGTCTTGATCCATTGTCCAAGTCGCCCCGAAGAGGAGCAGGAGAGGGGCGAGGGTCACAAGGCCGTCGATTAGCCGGTCAATCATAGCTAATCCCCGCCAGCAGCTTAACCTCAGCCTCCCAAGCCCTGTTTTTCATTTTATTGACTTCTTCCGCGTGAAACCACGCACGCGCGGTGATAACGGCTTGAGCGTACAGGTAACTGTAAACCTCAGGCTCTGCCGTTTGTTCCAGGATTAGCTCCAGAGCGATTTCAAATGCGTGGCGGTCCCAGTGCTGGGGCTTCCGGCTCTGCGAGGGACGGGCGTTGACAATCGCCCGTTGCAGTCCCTCGGCGATGTGAGCCGCCTGGGTTTGCAGCTCCGCCAGATCCTTCTCGCTATAAATCAGCATCACAGCACCTCCAATGCAGTCGTGGCCGGCACATTATCGCAAAACAGTTCTAGCTTGTTTAACCCATCAATCTCTGCTTGCAGCTCATCAAGAAAAGCGCCCACCGCCGCTTCCAAATCCGCAATGTGCTGCTCATCCCGGTTTACACGGTAGATGGCGAGTTGCAGGTGGCCGGGCAGGCAAGGATCGTATGAGACAAAGTCACACCACTGGCGGCCCGTGCATGCCATCTGCCATTGCATTTGGTGACGGTACTCCGCTGGATACGTCTTCTTTCGCAGCGTGTTCACGTGCGTTATTGTCTGCGGACACTTGATCTCAATCAACCCGTTTTCGCCCACAAGCCCGTCTGGGGACGCGCCTGCGTGCAGAAAGCCAGGATGTTGAATAAAGCCGGTAACGGTGACTTTTCTGCCTGTCTCAAACTCGTAAGCCGCGCGTGCGTGGGGCTCCTGCTCAATTCCGTGCTCCATGTCTTTGCTGACGTAGCCCCGCTGCACGGTGTTGCTAAGCCTCTCGGCGATCAGCTGGCCCATATACGTGTCGCGCGTTGCGGATACGCCGGTCTTCGTGCGCGCCATGACGGCACTAATTTTAGACGCGGTAACTTTGCCAAGCCTGGCTGTAAACCACTCGGGTGAGCCTTGAATGTGATCGGTCATCGTGCGCGAGCCTCAAAGAAATTGAGAATGTCCAGCGTCTCCTTAGCCTTGTCCGTGTCAGGGTATTTTTTGGCAACGTGAGCGCGATATTCCGAAATCGTCACCCAACGACAGCCCGCCTTGATTTTTGTCGCACCGTCCTGAAGGGCGAACAGGAAAAACTCATACCCATCTAAGCGCGTGGCGCGGGCAAGTAAGCGGTGTAATCTGTCGGTGTCGATGGTTGCCCCGTCCAGGTTCGCCCCTCCCAAGTTCGCCCCGCTCAAATCCGTTCCGCTCAGGTTCGCCCCTCCCAAGTTTACCCCTACTAGGTCCGCCCCTCCTAAGTCCGCCCCTCCCAGGTTCGCCCCGCGCAGCGTATCGGCGTTGACGGTATGCAACACGGCGCCAGTGTGGCGGTGTCTGATTTCAATCGGCATCACGCCCCCCGCTTGCTGGCAATTTTCTTCATGACCGCATCA